AGAAGAGCTAGAAGCTCTAGATGCTTTTGAAGTAGATTTGCTAGAAGATAACTGGGAGTTGCTAAGAGCTGAGAATCTAATGCCAGTAGACTCTTTGCGACACTATCTTACTTATGAAACCGATAACTACCAGTCATTGCTCCCTGAGTCTGATATAGAAGAGATCAAAGATTATAATGGTAGATTGACTTTTCAAACTACAAATGTAGAACTAATAAATGGTCCTGAGTTCTATTTACAAGAAGAAGAGCTTTTTATTAAAGGCAGTAGAGGCTATGATCAGATAGCTTTCTCGTATCAAGACTTTCCTTTAAAGATCAAATGGCTGCCTATTAAAGCTATACCACTAAATGAAGATAGCTTTGAGAATATAGCTAAAGATCAAGCTGGTAACTTAACGCAAAAAGGTGCAAAGATTTATAATAAGATATTAGAAAAACAAAACACCTATTGGGGTAAATAAATGAGCCAAAGCGTTACTTACACATTCTATGCTGAAGTAGGTGGCGAGCCTGCTAGTAGCTTAGCTCCAACTTTCTCTGTATTTAGAGAAGTTGTTAGTGGTGACAATCTACCAGACTCAAGCTTGCCAACTATCTCTTCTCTTGGAGACGGATTTTATAAGTATAGTTTTACTTGGCCGGATGTATCTATCCCTGGGAATCTCCCTGTTTCATATCTTGTAAAGATAGATTTAGGTGTTTCAGTGCCTAGTGGAGAACGTTATATTATTAATCGTATTGAGAGGCATGATTATCTCCCTGCTGTTGCAACTAGCATTCAAGAAAGTGCAGAGCTTATCAAAGCTAAAGCTGATAGCTTAATTGATTCTGCAGAACTATTAAAAGCATTAGTAACAAGGCTTTTAGATATAGAGGAAGGTAACTGGGAGATTATTAACAATACGCTTATTATCAAAGACTCAGGAGGAGTTATGATAACTAAGTTCGACTTATTTGGAAGCAGCGGACAACCTACAAGCTCTAATCCATATAAGAGAGTACTAGCTTATCAAAAGCCAAGACCACCTCTCTAATAAAGGCTAGTTAAATGTCTTTAATAGCTAGAAGATTATTTTCTACTTTAGTAACTAAAGGCTTGGGCGATAGTGAGGTTGGTTCACTTGGGGAGACTTTGACAATTAACGTAAGTAATAATGTTAAATATGAAGAAGAATTTTACCCTTTAACTGGAAGCTTTGCTGGAGTTAAGGGCTGGATATGGAATAAGACATTGCCTCAAAATTTGAGGTTTATGGAAACTCGTATAAACGAGCATATCGGAGGTTATAAATATAACCTTGAAGAAGGCACTAAGATTAAACACTGGTATGGTGGTGTTTTATCTGGCTGCCAAATTAAAACTATAGAAGCTTATAAAGATATAACTTCTAGATTTAAGTGGGTGCCTAAGTTAGAAACCGGTAGCTATTCCATTTATCATTTTAATAAAAAGTTATTCTCAAGTTTGTCTTCTAGTAAGATTATCAAAGAAAGCTTAGTTTTATTAGAAGATAATATCTTAAAGAATTCCTTAGAGATTTGTTTATTTAAAAGAGATAGTAATTTTAACAATATTCCTGTGTATCGTTGGGTTTACAACGACTCTATTATAGAAACTAACAGGGAGTATAGCTTTCTATCAGATGTGGATCCTGATGAGGCAAACGCAGATAGAACTCTTCTGATACAACAAGTAGCGCCTTTAGTGATTGGTAGCCAAGAACAACCCACTTCTAATACTATTAGATACAACTGGGAGTATCTCGGGAGATCAACTAACAGAAGCATCTGTTATACTGAGTACTTCCCTATAGACGATGTAAAAGTGGCACTTGTTAAAGACGCGGACAACTTCATTGAGTTAACTCAGATAGAGTCTTTTGATAAAGAAATTAACATAGATTACAATTACGTAGTAGACAAGCACTCAGGAAAGATAAGCTTTGCTACTTTTGAAATTCAAGAAGTTTATGTAAAACAAGACTTTGGAAGTTCTATCGAGTTATTTGAAAACACAGATAAGCTTCCAGAAACAGGACTTATTAATAACTCAATAATTTATAAATCAAAGACTAAATTTAAATTGATTTTAGAGAATCAAAATAGAGCCTCAAGTCTTAATCGTGGAGCTTCTATTTCTATTAGTAAGAAAAGCTTATTAATAGATCCTGGTCTAGATTTATATGTATCCTACAAGGCTTATCCAAGACTTGATTACGAGATAAAAGAAGAGCTCTTCTGGGACTCTAAGATAAATGTAAAACCATATAAGAAACTTGATAGCGGAGGAATCTTGGAGATCTCTCCACAAGAGAAGCATGTATCTTATTTGAAACTGGAAGCAGATAAGAATCTTATTGGAAACAATCTTTACGACAAGTTATTTGTCCAATCTGGTTCTGCCGTAATCAAAGCTACTGCTTATAATAGTAATGATAAGCCAGTGCCTGAAATGTTAGTAACTTTTGAAGCTGAAATGGGCAGATTCGAAGGGGATTCCAGTTCAATTGCAAAGGTATCTAACTTGTTAGGAGAGGCAAGAACAAGCTATAGCGTTCCTTATGTTGATTACGATAATTTCAATTATGTAGATATTGCGCACATAGGAGCTCACACAAGAGTCAGGCTAGATAGAGTTTCTCCAGGAAACTCTATTGATGATTTCTACCTGTTCCAAACCTTGAAGACAGATCCCTACTATGGTTCTTTAGGAAGAAAATATTACATTGATAGCTGGGAAGCTGATAATTCTTTTGATGGCAACAGTAGGTTGATTAACGTATATTTAAACGAAGTAGTAGAGGACGAAGAAGAATACGAAACGTATCAGGTATTAGAGCGTAATGATGAAGTAACTAATGTAACTGATATATGTCAGCCTTTAGTTGGAAACTATGGATATGCTTATCTTTATCAAAACTCTGTAATTTCAAGAAGACTTTTAATTCATAAAGTAGATAGAAATAAAATTGTCCTGTTAGATAAGTTTAGAAACCAAGACAATTTTAATCCTGATGAAGTAGTTATATTTAAAAGAAATGAATTAGAGTTTAATGGTTCTGGAGTAGAGCGAGTTGCTTATCAATATGAAACGACCTCAGATAAATTTGTAAGACTTAAGCCAAGCAGGATAAGCAATGGATATCTTTGGTACGATAACTTATTATTACCTCCAGGTTCTTTAACTGATAGAAATAATCTTATTGCTGGTTACAAGATTTACTATGGAAAGCTAGTCAAGCTAGTAGCAAAAACAATAGATCCTGCTAGCGGTAGAATAGTAGTTTCAAATGATATAAGGATATCAGTAGACTTGCCGACTTTCTTAAAGGGCAAGGAAGATGGATTTAGGTTCATTGATAATGTTAGTGACGATAGTTCAGGTTTGGGTATCGCTAACTTTATTACTATAAATCCAACTATAACCAATCAAATTAACTTATTTATATAAGAGAAGATCATGGCTGATAAATTACATACATTAACTTCTAATTTAATAAGATTTGCTGCTGGTGAAAAACCTTCAGCGGATAAATTCAACGCAGCCAATGAATACTTCGCAAGATCTCTAAGGGAGATTTCCAGGGCAATTGGAGATATAAGAGATCAGGGATATCCTCACTCTAGTAATGCTAATAAGTATACTCATCTTACTGGAGCTTGGAATCCTTATGAAGCTGGAAGAGAAGAAGGGCGCCCGTTAGATATAGTTAATATTGCTAGGTTAATTGGACCTGCAAGTAATTTGAATCCCAAGATGTTAGATTTTGATACTACTAAATTAGAGACAATCCCTGGATCTTTAATGGAATACGAATTAAGTTTTCCATTAAAAGAAAATGGAACAATTAGTATTATAATAGCTGGTGTACCTTTAACAAAGGTAACCACTCCCTATTTTACTGGAGCCAATCAATTCTTAGTTAGGGGTAACGTTGTATACTTCTCAAGCAGCCATAACGGAAACAGAGCTATAATATATGATACTTCAGCAAGTGATATAGATGGTGGAGCTAATTATACTGGAGCTAGCTTTAACGTAATTCCTGATCCTAATCAGCCTACTAAATTATCAGTAGTAGCCTTACAAAATGAAGTTAATGCTTACTCAGTTAGCTTAGGGGCTTGTACTCATCAGCAATCGGGGATTAGAAATCAAGAAAGCTTAAGATTAAGCTCTTTAAACGCTGGTGAATATAATAGTAATATTGCTCTTAAACTACCTACTTGGATGTGGTCTGGAAGCTCTCCTAGATTTGCAAATGGGGATGCTATTCCAGAAGGTTTCTTAGTATTAAAGAATTTAACTACAAATGAAGTATATCAAAACGCTAGCTACTTCTTTGTAAGTGCAAGTCAAATAATTATCAGGGGAGTGTCTCTTTGCGTAGATCATAAGTTCTGTATAATTACAGTAGGAACTGATATTACTACAAGCATCGATGATTTACGTAACAAGATGTTTTTGCACAAACACGATGGCTCTTTTGGAGAGCCTAGAGTAAGTGTAAAAGATCTAATAGACAAGTTTACTGAGTTTTCTAGTGTTTTATATGGAGAGTCTAGTATTCCTAATAACCACTTCCCAATGTATCTACATCGAAGTGCTGGTCTTCAGGATGATAATTTAAATAATGGTAAAAATGCAATGCTCGGCTCATTAGCAATGGGGAGTACTGGATTTAATTCCTTAAATCCAGTATCAAACCCTCCGTTTAAAAGCGCACCAGCTGACTCTTTAAGTACTGGGTATGCTAGCCAACCAATACTTTTTAGCAGTCCAGATTGCCTAATAAAAAGAGAAGATGATGCAACACTGCTTATCAAGAATAGCATCCATAAAAATATAGATATAGAAGCTAAGAATATAAATCTGACATCTACTGCTGAAATTATTTTAAATGCTCCAGGAGGATTGTCCTTAAATTCTTTAGGAGGTTTTGGTTTTATAAATTTATATTCAAGTTCAGTAGATGTAGGTTCAGAGAACCTTTTATATTTGCACGGAAGCGATGTAAGAATAAATGCAAAGAATATAATTAATTCTATTGCTTATACAAATAATCCCAATCAGTGGGGAAAGTTTATCGTAGAAGGTGCAGGAAGCAGTAGCGAGATTATATGTTCGCCTTTAGAGGGGGTTTATCTTGGAGGAAAGCATTTAGAACTATTTGATAGGTACAATAAACCAGACGATGATTTAACTAGAAAAACAACATATCTTGAGATGGATAATTTGAATGTTAGTTTTGATAAACTTTCTAACAATCAGGTTGGACAGCTATCACAACCAATAGAGAAAGAAATAAAAAGGGGAAAAATTACTAAAGATAATAGTAGTATCTTTACTAAAACTTTCTCAAGAAAAAGAATTGAGCTTGAAATAGACCAAGAATCAGTAGGTTACTTTGATAGCGCATTGTTAATAAATGGTGATTATGCTGATAGCGCTTTTCAAACTTTGCTTAGTAATGCAAACTATTTGAATTATTTTGAAACACGAAAAAGTTTAGATCATTCTCATCCAAGCCACATTATAAGAGCAAAAAATTATAGATTAAAAGATACTGATTTTGAAGGAATCACAGAGTTAATAACTGTCTTTAAAAATCAGTCAATAAGTAGTTCAAATGATTTTACTCGTTTTGATATTTTAATTAATGAAGAAGATGTAGATTTTAAAATAAAGCAAAGTGAAATTTTAGGAGAAACAGATACTGATAAGGAAATATTAGGTATCATAGGAAATATAATAGTTAACTTTAAATATGAAATTATTGGATACGGAAATTTAAATAAAAGAAGACTTCTGATAAATAAAAAACAAAAAGAAGTCGGAACAATTACAAGTTTTTCATCATCAATATATAATGATTTAATAAATTATTTAATTGAAATTCCAGGATCTAAATTTATTAATTTTAAATTAATTAATTATCAATCAGGAAGTACATATGAGAAAGATTTAATGATAACTACAAGTTCAATAGATCTTTTTGATTTACTATTTTCTGCAAATCAATTTGAGAATCTTGATGCAGAACAAACTCTTTTAAAAATGAATGATTTGGATTTTGAAATTGATATTATTGAAGATTTTAAAAATTTAAAGATTAATATTGTTGGCAGATATTATGCTTAACTTAGAATTAATTAACCAAAGCTCTCAAAAAGAGAGCGAAGTTGCGATTACAAATGTTGTTAATTCGCCTTTGGAACATCTAGAGTTTTCAAGATATATAAGCGATAGAAGTATTGCTATAAGCTATCTTGAATCTGAAGAAGTAAACTCTAGAGATAATTTAGAAATAAATGATCTATCTTGGAGGGTTCCAAGAAACAATCCTAACTTTCTTAAAAGAAACTCTGAAATAGAAGTTCAGGGTAATTCTTTTTATTCTCCGTACTCAAAGATAGAAATAACTAATAAGACTTACACAAATATAGAAGGCTTAGAAGAACCACTATTCTATAAGCATTTTAAGAAAGTAAAAGAAGCAAAGATTCACTATATAGAATCTGGTGATGACTTTGAAGTAACAAGCGGCTTTAAGGTAGTTAACGACTGGATCTACACTAATTATAAAAATTACTATAATAATGAAACAGGTAATTATAGAGTTTATTTTGTAACCGGAGTAGACGAGTTAGGCAATCAGATTAATGATTTGCTAAACGTAGTATCAGCAATTAAAGAAGCTTCATGGGAAGATATTGATCCTGAGTCAGGAGATATTGTTGGAGATGTTTATACTAAGGAAGAGCAGGATCAAGGATACTTCTTTAAGGTTAACTTTGATATTGTAGAAGCTTGCGGCAAAGTAAATGATAAGCTTTATATAAGAGGCTCTGAAGAAAACTTGATAAAGCTTTTAAAACCAGAGGCTTTCTCTGTAGAGAACCCCTGGATATTAAGAATCCAAAATGGTTGGGTTCTAGATAAAAAGAAGTATTGGCTTCCAGAATATGAGCAACAAGCTTTTGACCCTGAGTTTGGATTAATAAAGCTTGAGAATAAAACATGTAATTTAGTTAAAAGAAATATAATTAAATTACCTGTTAATAAAATTAAAGTTAACCCAAAGAATGAAGTGCATTTAAGTGTTTTTATCTATGATGAATCAGATAGGTTAGTTAAATGCTCGACTACTGAGTTAAGAAAAGTTGGTAGCAAGTTCTCAAACACTCAGATCAAGTTTGATAACGATATAGATTCTTGGGACGAGTTCAATGGGTTTGTAGAGTTAAAGTTTGATGTAGATAGTAGTCAGATAATTAAGGCTAGCTTTCATTATAATACTGACTGCTACCTGTATAGCCAGATTTCTACAAACCCTCTAGAAAACGAAAATATGATCTATCAGAAGTACTTCTTCTACCTTAAGAGCAACGCTCCAAGAGGAAGTAGATCTGTACATCATCTACTCTTAGATGAAGATGGCCGGATTACTGAGTGCTCAGACCCAGACTTGAAGCTCAAACTAAACAATAGCTTTAATCAAGATACTATCATTGGAAGCAATATTAGAGATTTTAAAGGTAGGTTTAGTTATGGTTATCAAAATGATTATCAGTATATGGAACTAGGAGAGGTTTCTTTAGAAGAAGACTTTTATATTGACGAGATTAATCAAATAGAAGTAAAAGAAGAAACCTATACTAATGAGAACCTTTATGAAGATATGCTAAAGCATCAGTGGAAGATTCTACAGTCTAAGCATGGTTATGGAGAGCTTGGTCAAGTTGTTCAGAAGAACAATATCATTTACTTAGAAGCTCCAATAGATCTTCTACAAGAGATGGGTGGAGATTATACAAGAGAAGAAGTAGAGTCTCTTCTAAGAAGAAAACTACCGTATGGAATTGATATAGTTGTAGAGTTTATTTATCCAAAATCCAAGCTTGTTCTGAATAATCAAACTGCTGGAGAAATTGGAATAGAGTTATCTTGGGAGGGTCCAGGAACTTATACGGTGGAGAGAAAGTTAATTAATGCTTTGCAGTATGATGGTATTGTAGAAATTGAATCTACAGAAGAAGAAGTTTTAACTTTTGTAGATGATCAAGTAGAATCAGGTAAAGCTTATTATTACAGATGTAAGTTTGAAAATTATCCTTATGGAAATATCTTTGGAGTAATGGCAAGATGAGTTTTATCTTTCAAAAAACTGACGGCTCTTTACTACAAGAGGCAGACCTTTTAAAGCTTAGAAGTTCACTACTTGCAGGAACAGAAGTGACGCTTCAAGTATTTACTGATCAAAGAACAAACGCTCCAGGAATCTACCTAAAGGCTTCTTCTAATCTAGGAGAGGTTAAGTATCCACCTCAGAACTCAGCAATGACTGATTATTCAGACTTACTGCACTGGGGATCACTTCCTACACCTAAAGGTTTATTTGTAAAAATAGAAGATGCGTGGGTTGCTTTTAACTTGAACAATGGTAGTAGTTATAGAAATAAAATATTACTACCCCAAGCGGTCCTAGATAACAGCGGCGTTTTTATTGTAAAATTAAAGTTCATTGGAAACGAAGCAGCCGACACTAGGCGACTCTATATAGGAGTTGAAATAGATGATTCGTAATGAACTATTTGATTTTGGAGCCGCTGCTAGAGAAGCAGCAAAATATAGACTTGCTTTACGAGCAAGTACGAAACAAGAAGACCTTGATAGAGATATCGAGGCTTTTTTGTTATCAAGGCTCTCTAACTTTAACCGATTTCAATTTCAAGATTTAGCTTATGCATCTTTAATTAGAGCTGAGGAGTTTAGCTTTAGTTTTAAAAATCTAAGCTACATGTTATATTTTTATAACAAGAAGTTATCTAATATTGATCAAGTTCTTGAGTCTTTTTATAATAAGACAGAGAATTGGTTTAAAACTTTTAATAAAGATTTAAAGGTTTTTAAAGATCAAATAGAAGAGACAACGATTAAACTTAATAGCAAATATAACAAAGTAAAAGTAGTTTCTTTATTTAAAGAAAAAGACTTTACTGAAGGTTATGATCTAGTAGACCTAAAGACTGATATGAGATTTAGTAAACTAGATCAGGTTACATTCAAAGATGATTCTATTGAAGCACCTCTACTATATGAACAGAGGTTATCAATAACGAGAATTGATCTCCTAAAAGAAGAATCTTTTCTAGGAGACAGCTTGGAGCCTATAGATCTAAGTAAAGATAGCTTTGATCTTATAAGGCCGGAGAAGATTTGGAAATGTATTGTTGGTAAAAAAGAACAAGAGCCTAATGGTTTTAAGACTAAACACAGGCCAGTTAAAGTATCTCTAGTAATTAATCTCAATGGAGAGCAAGAGCTGAATCATCTTTATATCGAAGCAGCAAGCTCTCTACCAGTATCAATTGAGAAGGGTAATTTCTTTTATTGGAACTACTATACTAAGTCATGGTCGCTTTTAGATGGCTTATGTATCGTAGAAGAATATAATAGAAAGCAGTTATTTTTTAATAAAGTTAGAACTAAGAAATTAAAGATAATTTTACTTCAATCAAAATACATAGAGAATGTTAATTATTCAGAGAGCTCAAGAGAAGATGAGCTATTACTGAATAGTTACCTGAACAAATACCCAGTGCTTTCTGCTGCAGAGAATTATAAGATATATGATCTCTCTATAAAAGAGATAAAGGTTTCACTTAGGATTAACAAAGCCTTTGGTTTCTACAGAGAAGCTGAAGTGCTTAATGTTATGAAACCTCTATCAGCTTTTATGGATTATAACTTAGCCTATGAAGATCCGGAATGCTTTATAGAGAAAAGCTTGCATGTTGTACTTTACGGAGAGTCTGAGATCAAAGCCTTTAAGAAAGGGGATTTCAAAACTCCGAGATACAATAAAGTAATCTCAGTTCCAGCAAATAAGTATAAAGAAAAAGAAGTGCTAGTTTTTAAAAATAGGGAAGCTAAAGTTTTACTATTTCCTAAAATAACAAACGCTCTTCCTTTAAATCAAAGCATAAAGGTTTATAAGACAATAAATGGCCAGACTTCCTTGCTTACAATGTTTAATGATTATTATATCTCAGTAGATAATAAGAATTCTTTTGAAGAATCTAATTTAACTACTAGCGCTCAATTAACAGCTAAGATTTCAGAAAAAGTAGCTGGTAATTTTTGGATTAAGCTAAAAGAAACGCCAGGTTTTGAAAGCGTATATACGGTGGAGTATATACTTTCGGAAGACTTCTTCTTAGATAATATAAAGCAACTAAGACTTGTTAACGGAGAGGTTATATTTCCAAACTCATTAAATGATAGCTTTGGTTTTATAAGACCAAGACTTATATTTAGAAGCGAAAGCAAGTTTAATGAGTCTAGCATACTATCTAAATATAGGCTTCTTGTAGAAGAGAAAACCATATCAGAAGATACTGCTTATATAGAGTATGAAAGCTTTGAAGAGAGACAATACGGAGCTACTACGAATGTCATTTAATAACTTAATAAATCGCCCTAATTTAACTCTTCAACAAGACTTAATATCCAGTATTGGATCTTCACAAAGTTCGACCATAGAGCAAAGAGATGCTTTAGAAAGCATTGCTTTGGATGTAGCAGCTCATAAAGAAATGCTGCTCTCTAAGCTAGAGAGAAGAGATCGATTTACTCAACTCAATACTGAACAAGAAGCTAATCAAAAAGCTTTCTTTGATTTAAAAATAAGAGAGATTGTACTTCTCGAACAAAGACTGCTTGAGATTAGCAAAGATTATTACAACAAGATTGAAGTAAAAAAGCTTACTTTAATAAGTAAAACAAATGAATTAAGAAAAAAGCTATCTGTTATTTCAGGTTTAAATAACAAAGCTAAATTTGTAATTAAAGAAGACTTCATAAACTTGTATAATATTGATAGCACTAGAAACTCAACAACGCCTTTGTCAGTTGATACTTCTGGAGAAGTTGCCACCTTACCTATTAGCAATAGAAGTAAAGTTGCAATAAATAAGATACTTATATCCAAAGAGACAAATGGGATACCTGGGAATTATAATTCAGGGAAGAATAAACTCATCTACAATCTAATAGATGAAAACCCTGATACTTGTTTTGAAATATTCAAAAGAGGAAGCGGGCCTCTTAGAGTAAAGTTGATAATGGATTTCTCAAGAGAAGAAATTATTAACGAGATAGTGATTGGGCGTATGAATATAAACGGAGGTAACTCTTTTAACATAAAGAGTTTAGTTTATACCGATATTGCTGGGAGAAGTAAGAATCTAGAAAGTTTAATAGACAAGGGGAGTCAGTTATTAAAAATAGACTCTTATACTCCAAATGATAGCCTATCTATTAAACATTTACCTGTAAAAGCTTTTAGAGCGTCAATAGTATTAGAAAGCTTAGAATATGTAGTGAGCGCTACTGAAAAGATCTTCTCATTAGGTGTAAAGAACCTGGAATTCTATCTTAACTCTTATCAGGAAAAAGGAGAGCTAAGCTCTTCGGTTTTTCAAACACCTGAGTCTTTATATGCTGTGTCTTGGAGTAGAAAAATATTTCCAAGTATACGTAGCTCTTATAGAGAATCTTTTAAAGTATCGTTAGATAAAGGTGGAGAATACTCTGATATTACAGAGGGCTTCTTACCTTTAGATGGTAAGAGCAAAGAATTAATTTATAACTACAAACTTGAGAGAGATGCTTCTAGCATAGAGAACGTAGTAAATGATGTTTACTTTATTGAAGTAGATAAACAATCAAGAAACATTAATAGAAATATATCTCCGGTCTCTTATGCTCTCCAAGACTTCAATTCAAAGACTCTCAAAGTAATTCAACCTAAAATACTATCTAGAAAAGAAGAGGGAATCACCCTTGGAGTAGTAAGCAACTCGGGGAAGAATATAATTCCACTTCCCTATAATTTAAATAAAAGCAATATAAAGCGTAGTGAAATAAAGCTTTATATGAACAACGAAGCTTGGGTAAACAAGTCAAGCGAAGCAGAAGTCACGGAAGCTGGAGAGTTTTACGTTAGGGAAAATGGTAAGGAGATCGTAGTACTATTACCTGGAGCCAATAGCTATGTAGCTAAGATGGGTCTTAAAGCAGCAAGAGCAGAAGTTCAAAAGAGACCAGAGGGCTATTATTGCAGAATAAATGAGAACTTTGATTACGATAAAGACGAAATAAAGATTGTATCTCTATATGGTAGAAGCACAAGAAGCACTGAGTTCTTACCAAAAGAAGAAAAAAGGTTCTTTTTGAAAGAAGAGAATATTGATCCTGATAGCTTTGAGCTTTATGTTCTCAGTGGACAAAATTGGATACTTGTTGCAGAAGACCAATATGAACTTAATAGCCAAGATGGTATTCTTTACTACTCTGAGAATTCAGATAAAGAGCGCAAATGTATATACAAATACTTTAAAGAAAAAGAATTAAAGAAAAATGAATATGAAATCTGGGCTAAAAATGACCAAGTAAATGGATTATATTTCTATGACGAAAGCATTTACGTAGATGAGTTTGAGCAAAAGCTTAAAGCTACTTCAACAAGAAGCTATAACTCTATAAGCAAAACTTATGAAGAGAGAAGAGATCTTGGTGAGAGCGGTAGTTGCTTCATACTTCAACATGAAAACATAGTCAAAGGCAGCGTAAATATAGACGCTGAGCTCTTTGGAGAAGATGTACTTTTCAAAGAGGTTGATTATATAAATGGATATACTGAATTCTTGAACTTAGAGTTCATGGAGAACGATCCGGTGCCTAACATTGAAAAGAATAATCTTGGGCAAGTCTCATTTACGCTTCTTGAAATACCTTATGGAGAAGTTAAAGTTTTCAAGAAGGAGGAAGAAGTCGCTAGCACTGTTACCGTAAATGGAAGAGTTTGTACAATTACACTTTTGCAAACAGATGCTATTAGTAAGGATTACAGTGTTGAGTATTATTATCTAGGCGAAGAAGATTCAGTAAAGAAATACTCAGTAGATTATCTTAATGGAGTTATTTATACACAAGATGATATCACTGCTCCTGAAATCAAAGATGTAAACTACTCGGTAGCTGATGTTTATCTTGAGTATGATATCTATAAAGACATTACTAATTTCAAAGTAGATAACGGAGTAGTGGTTTATACTGAAGAGTTTTTGCCTATTAATAACAAGGTTAAGTTCTTGTGGTTCTCAAAAGATTCTGATTTTAATATTGAAGGTTTAGAGAAATATTATTCGCCTATTATTTATAATTTGAATATAGAAATGAGCTAAAATGATTAAGAATAAATTAATCAAAGATTTTATTAGATTAAATAATAGAGCGCCTACAAGAAATGAAATCAGAATTCTAGAGAATGAGTTTGTAGAAGCAAATCCAAAATCAAGAGAAGTTGGGATGCTTGCCGGAAGCCCTGAAGATTACTTTATTGTAAGCAAGGAATCTTCAGCAGAGCACTATAACGATATTGTCTTAAAGACAACTGAAGATATTGATTCATTACTTAATAAAATTAATAAAGAATCAGAAGATTTAGAGACATATTTTAGAATTTATAATGGAAGAATTAATAACTCTATAAATGAAGTTTCTAGATTAGAGAGGCAAATTAACAGAGATGTTTTACTATATAGTAAAAGCGATATATATAATTATGGAATAGTAGAAGACTTTAGTGATTATGATAAAATAAACTTAAATACAAGTAATGTATATTTATTTAATGGAAGAATGACCGTTGGTTTTACCAAAGTTGCTTCTAGCGGATTTAATATAGGAGCCACTCAGTATTTAGTAAGGCATAGAAGTAGAAGTCAAACTAGAGAAGTTCCTTATAATAACTTCTCAAACGCATTTAAAGAAGATGGAACCTTCTTTAAGGTAGTCTCTTACTCATCGATGGCTGATGAGGTAGTAGATTTTGTAGTAGAGACTGTTTTCCCTGAAAGTAAAGGGCGCCATATTGATGTGCTTAAGTTTGTTACTGATGCGGTAGAAATTAACTCTAAGATGAGCTACGCAGTGCTTTATAGCAAAGATGGTAGTAACTACTTTCCTGTATTTGAAAGCGAACTTAGAGTTAAGAACAGTGAGAACTATGTAGAAGTAAAACAAGATAATGTCAAAAGATTAAGGCTTGTTTTGACTAAAAGAAGCCATGATTTAAAAGTAGGAGATGATTACGGTTACGTCTTCTCCTTAGATTTCTTCGGTCATACTGAGAATGCTTATAAAATAAACGAAGAATCAGTAGCTTATCTTGGACCTTATGAAATCAAAGATGAAAATGGAGAGCCCGTTAATTTTAATTTAGCAACAATAAAAGGCGGAACTTGTTGTATTGTTCCTGATAAAACAACAGCAGATATTTATTTAAGTAAAGATAACTTTAATTGGATCAAGGCTGATTTTAATGGGGAATCAAGACAAGTAGTTCAGTTTGGAGAGACTGAGTCTCTTAATATTTTTGATATAGTAGATCCAAGTAGTAAGCTAAACTATATAGCCGAGGCAATTCCTGAAGGCATAGTACTTAAGAGAAATGAAAAGCTTTTAAATTATTATATTCAAGAAAGTAATAAGAGTAATTTTATAAAAGAAACTCTTTCTATAAAAAGAAACATACTTTCAAATAAAGACAATAAGACTTACGGAGCAAGCAGTGGATGGGAGTTTGATGGGAACTGGTATAAGACTACTATAGAAATAAATCAACCTGAAGGCAGATATATAAACTTGGGGAACTCTTCTTGCAAGATAAATAACAGGACAGTTAATGGTAAGGTATTTTTACCATTTGGTAAACATAGCTTTAAAACTTCAAAAGAAAACTGGATTGATCTTGATATTGAAGAGTCTTCAGTTCAATCAATTAGACAATTAAGGAATATAGACAGACTTTACCCATTTAATCATAAGTACGTAATAGAGGGGTTCAATTACTCTAATGTGTTTAGAGGACCTAAGGAGTATATTGGAGTTGATAAAGTTTATGCGTTTGATTTAAAAGAAGTATCTAATCAACGCTTTCTTGTTGAAGAAGATTTTGAATCTTTTACAATAATTGAACTGAATGGAAACTTGTATTTTAAAATTAAAAACAAGATTTCTTCAGGAGAATCAAAGCTTGAAGATTTCGAAATAACATGTAAAACAAGAGTAGCGATTGAAGGAGATAATAATCTCTTATATATCAAAGCAATATTAAAAACTTTCGATCAAAGAGTGACACCTAAGATCGACCAAATCCAAGTCAGGGTTATATAATGTCAAACTACTTAAATAACTTAAATCAGATTATCAAAATAAATACAGCTTCCATTTCTAATACTGAAAGCAAAGACGCTTTCTTATTAACTACAAAAAGAAGCAGAGATGATCTGAATAAGGTTGCTAATTATATCAACAATCTCTTAGTACCAGCGCTTAAGAGTTTGGCTTCGGGACCAAGATATACTTATGATGCAGCTCAGATAGGTATTAGCGGATTAACTCTAGTAACCTATCCAGAAGCTCAAGGAAACAATAGTTCAAGCAGCCCGCTTTATTGGAAACCTGGAACAACTTTAGAAACTGGAAGACCTTGCACAGTAAAGGAGTCTTTTGATTTTCTATTAGGTTCTTTAGTAGATAGAATTGTTGGCGTTGAGAATGTTGCAGTAGATCTATCAGTAATTACTGATGATATAGCTTGCGGAGGTTTTAACCTTCAGAGAGTTAAAGATGACGTTCTTGGGCAAAGCTATAATCTGAATTGCACATCTACACCAAGCTTAAAATGGCCATTAGCTAAACATCTATATGAGATAATTAGTCAATTAACTACTGGCGTAGATCAGAGTTTAATTCAAAACATGAATGATGGCTCTGCTTATCCTGCCTTAACTTTAAACCTGAACAGTACGTTAACTTTAGATGATCTCTCTGATGTAATTAGTACTGGAGCATCAGTGGGAGAAGGATTGGTTTACAATGGAACTAACTGGGTTCCTGGAATAATTGCAAGCCAAGAAGCAACTGAAGAGATTAGTGGGACTCTTGAAGTAGCTTCAGTAAGTGACATTGCTCAAGTACTTGGAGCTAGTGATAGTACTAGCGGGACTAGTTATCTAGCTATTACTACCGAGGCTCTATATGGAGCTTTAGATGCAGATGCGTTAGATGGAGGAGCTACTAATCTTCTGAGAGATAGGGTTAAAGAAGTGGCTCTTGAGCAGATTAATGAATCTTCTGTCTTTGAGTTATCAGATGTAAATAATCCAAACACTTTAGAAGCAAAGCAATCTCTTCTTTTCGATAGCGTAAGCAATAAGTTTATTAACAGGCGTATTGTTTGGGACGATATTCAAATGCGCCCTGCAGTAACTGAACCGGTGCTTTATTCTGAAACTCAGAACTCTAGCATTGTAAATACAAAACAAGACTATGCTGCAGCTGATAAGGTAGCTTTATTAAAAAGCCATAATACTTTATCTTATAAGAAGGAATCAGGAAAGTGGGAGATTGAGAAGTATAAATCTTATAAAGGTTTATCTCCTGCAAAATCTTACGGAGTTAATGTTTTTAAAAGCAGTCATCCTCTCCCTGGTTATGTAAGCAAGAAAGTACCTTTCACTGTATGCTATGCTTATAAAAATGCCAAGCATTCAGTATCTAGTGGAAACGTAATTACTGTACCTGGAGTATCTTTACCTTATGTTCAGTACTCTTCGGAAGCTGATGAGGTAGTTTCTCTTTTCAATGAAATCAAAGACCCCTCTTCAAGAGTTATGAGTTCCAATACTGCATTCTGGGAAGAAGGAAGTGGAGCAGTTTATAATTTAGGTTCAGAAATTGTAGGCATCTATAGAACTGATAAAACATATTTAAGAGATGAAGGTAGTTATTTTTTAAATCCAGACAATACTGAAAAAGTAAACTTTACTTTATATAAAAATTCAGTTGTTGATATAGATATAATGACTGAAGGAGAATCATTAGTTATGGTACTCGGCCCATATAATTGTTCTGACAAATTATATGCTTGCCCAAGCTATATAAACAGAAGATATGGTTTAATTAATAAAGAAGTAACTTTCTGTATTTCAGAAAGTTATGTAAATAGTACAGATTTCAACGACTATCTAATTCAAGAAGAATTGGATAATATTTTTAGTGGACAAGTATTATCAGAAAGTAACTTTGTAGGAGTTGTTACAAAGAAGTATAATTACAATTCTAGTGTAGGTATAAGATTAACTTTGTCACCACCTATTGGAGTTCAAGATTTTGGATTAAATATTTCGGATTCGCATAAGTTGTGCGCTGATTTATTAGATATAGACGGTAACTTCTCAAGCAGTATTCAATTCTATGAATTTATAGATGATATTTGGACTTCTAAATACAATGCATCAAAAGATTATTCTAATGCAACACAAAGAAGTGCAATAGCTAAACTAACTGAATTTAGCTTAGCATATTGTAAATTAAAGTTATAATTTGATATTAATAAGCTAAACCTCAGAACTAAGGAATAGCTAGAATGTCAGATCCGAAAACAACACCAGTCCCTCAAGACATGTCTCTTATTTCTTACCGTTTAAAAGAAACGGAGAATAACTTAAAAAGTAGCATGGATAAAATATCAGATAAAATTGATTCTATTATTGATCAGTTAAATAAGAATATTATTGCCCAAGCAGCTTTACAAGTTAAGGTCGACAGACTCGAAGACGAGTTTGCTAAACTAAGAAAAGAGGATGAGAAAATCCAGCAAGATATCACTGGATTAAAAATTAGCGTAGCTGAAAAGCTAAGTTGGGGAGCTGGTGGTGGTTTCGTAAGTGCTTTAATTGTAAAACTACTTGGAGGTGAATAATGCCATTAGATAGCAGTAATCCTGGCGACGCCCTCTTATTAAGAAGAGTCGCCAATTTAGAAGAGCGTGTAAAAGATATACTTACCGCTCAAACACAATTTGTATCAGCAACTCAGACTCAAGAACTGCTAGCAGTTATAAGTACTGAGCTTGCTAATATTACAGAGACAATTATTTCTCTAGAGAGAAGAGTCTCGATACTAGAAGATATCCCAGATATTAATTAATCGTTAAAGATTAGCTCTTGAGGAGCTTTCTTATCTGGGGCCGTGCTTCTAGCTTTGATTTGCTCTAGAAGTTTTTCGAGTTCCTTAGCTCTAGCTTTTAGAGCTTCAAGGTCCTCTTTTACTTCTTTCTTTGAACTTTTCTTACAATTACACGGCATCTTCTTCGTCTTCTTGCTTATCATGGGCCGGTTGACGACCACGACGCTTTGGTTTCTCTTGCTCGACTACAGGAGCTTGAGCAGTAAGTAGTTCTGCTACTTGAAGCTTGAGAGCAGCTACATGCTCTTTAAGAAGCTTTAGATCCTCTTCACAAGCGCTGCAATCAACAGTCTTAGGAACTGAAGCTTGATGTAGCTGAGTCTTTAGAGAGATGATTTCATTCTGAAGAGCTACTACTTTCTTAGCACTAGCTTGACGTTCTTCGAATAAGCCCATGATTAAAATCCTGTAGGTTTATGAGGGGTGAATAATAAGTGTGGCTCCCAGGAATCAGACTTAGGACTGAAAGTTTGAGTCTTATCTAGGATCACGTGAATGCCTGTTTTATCTACTTTTACAGCAAGTACATGGTCCATTACAAGTACCTCTGAAACTCGCTCTGCAAGCCACTTCTTAGACTCTAGCTCCCACTGAGGTAACTTTGTACTTGAGTTAAAATCTACTACTGTAGATATCTGATACTCTTTAGTAGCATAGTTATCTGCGAATGAGATTACTACATCTTTGAAATGCCTTACTCTCTTGAGCCAAGTCTCAATTGCAGCAGGGAGATTCTCCTTTGAGATATCATCAGTGAGTGTAGCGCCGCCAGGAATTACATGCTTAATTTGCTTGTTAATTTGTGGGCCGGCTAGCTTCTTCACCAGAGACTGCTGGTTAGTTACGTTTGAGTTATTTCCAAGTTGCTTAATAGCTTCTGACTTGCTAAGTGACATAATTCTTGAGTTTCCTTTTGAGTTAAAGATTTATGAAATAATGCTTTCATAAACACTCTAAGCATTTTGTTGTCTTGTTCAAGTTCTTCTATAAAAGAATCACTATCGAAATATATATCTGAATATATTGTATTTTCAAAGTAATATATTTCTTGTTTTCTATTTAAAGAGAAAGATGGTTCTCTTTTCATTAAGAAATATACATGCCTTATTTTTGCAAATACATTCATCTTCATATCTTTAGATATCAAGAATGATAAATTGTTTGGTTTGTTAAACCTTTTTGCAATTCTTAATAGCTTTGCCATGTGAATGATAAAGGCTTCTGTCCATATATCAAACCAGGTCAAAGACATAGAACGCATCCAGGTTTCAAACATACGAATTAGCGTTTCTAATTTCACTGGAGTTTTAGAATCTTTATCAAGTAAACACATGAGAGTATATACAGTTATATCTTCTTTGTAGTTTCTAGAGGTAATGATCTCTTGCCACTTAACAAAATTGTGCTTTATATGATCATAGAGATATGTGAGATCTTTCTCAGTTCTTTTTCTCCTATAACGAATATAGGTAGCTTCAAACCGAGCGTAGTCTCCAGCAAAATCTATAGCTAACTTAGTCATTTTATTAATCTAAAGTCTTGAGATATCCATTGAAAAGCTTAATCCAATCATCAAGCAGCATAGTACAAAGAATCTCTTCACGATCATCTTTTGTAATTGCTACAGGAATCTTACCATTAACAGTAGCATCTTCAATAGCTTGCTTAAGAGCTGCTTTGATATTACACCTAGCGTGACGTTTAGCCTCTACGTGGATAATAGGCATATCAACATCGGAGACTTCTGCTCCTCCTAGTCGTGTTTGCCCAAGGCCACGTTTAGCTTCAAGCGGAGTATTCTCAGTGAAATACTTTGCTAGTTGCCTTTCAAAGGTAGCGCCTTTAATACGAGCGCCTCTTCCCCTGGTGGTCATTGAGGATTCTCCTCAATTTTGAACTTAGCTTTACGTGAAGGCATTACCTTATCAATAAACTTAAACTCGACAGCTTCTTCTGGAGTGAAGTAAAAGCTTGTCTTGTCTTTGAAGTGTTTATCCCAAGTTGTCTTTTTCATCTTTGTGCGCTTCTTAATAATATCATCAGCCTTACCTTTGCAATAAGCGTAATGGTTATTTAGAGATTCCATATCAGCACTAGAGTTGATATGAGAATCACCAAGTATTGGTTGATGATAAAAGAAAGTAGTGTTAGCGGTGGCAGCTCGATAATCACCAGCACTCAAGATAAGTAAACCTGCGGAAGCACAAAGCCCAGTAGCTACAATAACTACCGGGCAAGATAGATTAGTAATGCAGTCATAGATAGCCAGACCATCAGTAAGAGAGCCACCTTCAGTATTAAGATAGAGGGTGATCTGCTCTTGAGGATCAAGCTCTTCAAGATGTAGAAGCTGGCTAATGATAAGCGCTGCTGTTTCTGAGTTTACTTCAGTAGTAAACATAAGCGCTCTGGTGCTAGGACCAAAGAACTTAGTTTCTCCAATAAACCAGGTTTCAAGATCTGGTTGAGATAACACTTCTTGAACAATAAGTTCTTTTAGATTTTTCATTTTAATCTCCAATTGAGAATATTTTTTCTTTTAGATATTCAGCATTAATTTTTTTAGCATCTTTATAGGAGATTTCCAAATATAAATAACCAGCATCAATAAGCGCAGTTTTCTTGCGATTATCTCTATACTGGATATTATGAAATTCTTTTTTATTTTCAAAATAAGAATTGTTATTTGAAAATTTAACTAATTCATAATGTTGTTTACCGTGTAATTCTATGACGCAATTAAGTTCGCGCACATACCAGTCAACAGCATCATGGTTGTTAGGATAGATATCCACTAGTGAAGATACCAATACTTCTTGAAAGCATTGAAACTTCTTAAAGAATTCATCCGATATAAAGACTTCTCTTACATCATTATGAAACTTAGAAGCGTTCTCATAATGATAGAATTGATTCTTTAGCTTACTCGAGTTTACCAACTACAACCTCCTGATCTTTAGTAAAGGCAACAATACCTTTACTAAAGAGGAAGTTAATTAAGTCACTCCACAGAGCGTCATCTTCTATATGATAGATCTGACCAGTAGCGCTGATCTCTTCAATATAGATTTTCTGAGTAGGCTCATGAAGCAAACAAACATACTCTCTAAGCGATCTTTTAACAGTAGCCATATGAGTCCATGGACCACCACCAAAGATATGCGCAGGGAGTGTTAAACGAGTTCTAGAAGCAAGTATAAAGTCTCCATGATTAGACATCTTTCATACACTCCTTTCTCTTAGGACATTTCTTGTCGTAGCAGATCATTCTTTTAGGATAGGTATCTATATTGAGAGGAATCTCATAATATTTACCTAGAGTTATATAGTTATTTCTAAAGATTTCTTTTTGAGATAATAAAGGCAAAGTAAGATTATTTGCATTATAATCTTTAAAAGAAAAGATATGATATTTGATTTTAAAGTTATTAAAGGTTCTCTTCAGGAGTTTACTAGACAAGCCAAATTTATAAGAAAAGACTTCGCTAGATTGAGCAAGCTCAACATCTTTAATAAAATCTATGATATGGAAATGTAGGCGACTATCATTTCTTTTCCTCAAGATCATATCATAGAAGAACAAGAAGCTAGTGCTCTTATAGTTATCAGCAATCATTGCATCGCTAACTACAACTATCCATTCTGATGGCGGGTAAACCTTAAAGAACTGATAGACCTGGTTAGCGCAATAAGCATGTAAAGTTCTCAGCTCATGTTCAAAATGAGTTATAGAGAATCTTTTATCTGATAAAAGAGTTTTAGTAATAGCCTTACCGATAGCTATATCTAACTTATCAAAGTTAGTCACATCATTAGTATTTTCAAATGCTGCTTTTATACCGGCAACAATTGCTCTTTGATAAAACGAAAGCTCAAGATAGTTGCCGCCTAATTTATATAACTCTGTACAATAAGAGGCAGTAATTAAATCTTGATCTTTTATATGAGTCATTTAATCACGAAATAAGTAATAGTAGCACCAGAGAGTAGAGTGATTACGCTGAGAGTATAAAGGAAAGTACGTTCCTTAGAATGACTCCTCTCTTGAAGTTCAAGTTTTGTTTCAAGAGAAGCAATCAAAGTATTCTTCTGGGTAGACTCTTGAGTGTACTCGTCTTTTAGCTTGTCATAAGCATCTTGAAGATTAAAGCTCTCAAAGATCAAAGCATCTGTTTCAGCAATGCAAGATTCGACAAGAAGCTTCTTCTCTTTTTCAAAGCCTTTGTCTAGTGAATCAAAATGAAGCTTTAACTCAGCAAGCTTTGCAGTATCAAAGAGAATAGCATCGTAAGGAACACGAGTAGTTTTCTTAACAAATGTAAGATCAGCAGAATAACTTCCAAGCTTGAGCTTGAAGTCTTTACTTACTGGCTGAGCATAAGCAGTAGAAGTTAAGAAAAAGAAAAATAGAATCATTTGTCTAAACATAGAATCTCCATTAAGTGGCAATTAATTTCATTACATACAGACTCTAAGTCTTTAATCTTCTCTGCACAGAACTCATCCATTTCTTTTTTACAAGTATTGATGAGAGCTTCTTTGTCTTGAAGACAACGTTTTGAAGATTCAAGCACCTTGGTACTGCAAGTATTAAGAGATTCCTGTATTGGTTTACAGATAATCTCCGGGTTTGGTTTGGAAGGCCAAAATAAGATAGGCACTAATAAACCTAAGCAAAAAGATAAAACAGTAATATATTTAATATTCATTTAAAGCCTCTTTGTTTAGGAGTATCAGCAGGAACAAGCTGCTGTATATGCTTGGAGATATATACAGCTTGCATTTTTAGATCTCTTGTTTTTGCTTCTTTTAAAGTAATCATTTCGTAAGATTGCTTGTGAGGAGTTTCAACAAGTCCTACAATCTTACCTCTTTGAATTAAAGCCTTCCTGACTCTATCTAGAGTATTGCCAATGAAGTTATCACCAGCCTCTAGATAGTAAAAGGTTTTGTCAGAGTATAAGTAGATTCCTACGTCAGTATCTTTAGCCATTTAGCTCTCCTTCGTCATATTCGTCGGCTTCTACATACTTAATAGATTTACCATCAGTATGCACATAGCCTGATTCTTTTAGTTCTTTAAATGTCTCCGCATCTCGCAAAGCTTGCTTTGGATCGATGGGAAGTAGACTTACGGTAGAAGGATCGAGATCAAGGATAAGTTTATCCTTAAATCCGGAGATCTTGTTCTTTGTAAAGTGCAAGAGCAACCTTGGGCGCATATTACCTTCAGAATCACGCCAGAAGATCTCGGCGTGTTCCTTGCGATCGTGGATGTCATTATATACGTGCCAGATAACGTTAGGACGATACATCAGAGCACGTGCATCTGCCAGGTCATCATCTACTGGAAGTTTAATCTTGCTATGATCCATAGGCATATTTTTACGATACTCTGCGGTAGCGATCATACAAGCATGATATTTCACAGTGAGATTCTTTTGCTGATTTGAGATTGCAGTCATACGAGCAGATTGTTCCAAATTCATAAACTCAATATAGTTGTGCGTATTGTCACACACCATCATAATTTTACGATTAGGATATCTATTACGATAGTAGCGTAGGTTTTGTTCAAGTGTTGATAGCGTAGGGCCATCTTCACTATCAATAATCACCAAACGCTCCTTCTCAATAAGCTCTTTGAAAGTTTCGTTAGCTCGCTTAAAAGCTTCCCAGTATTCTTCGCCTCTTCCTCTAAGATTAAGCTTTGGTTGAACAACCATACCGATAGTAAGAGTTGGCCCTTCTGGACAAGTCATACGATAGATATTAGTTTTAATACGAGGCTCGATTTGTTCATAAGAGTCGTCAGTAGAGTGAATGATAACAAGAGCATTCTCATCACTCAAAGCAACGTCAGTAGCAATCATCAAACAAGTAGCAGTCTTACCTGAGTTAGCACGACCACCAACATACATAAGGGTGCCGGTTGTCCATGGCATACCACCATTCATATTAGTAGCGAACTGCTTAAAGTAGTTCATTTTAAAAGAAGTAGCAGAGTCATCATCTTGACTCTCTTCTCTTAACTGTTGAATAGCTTCGAAGCGGCTAATCTGATAATTGATACCGATAGAGTCTTGCTTGAACTCTTTCTCGATAAGCTCAACTTGCTGCTCATGGCTAGCAATATGAGAACGAATAGCATCTGGATCTTCAGTAACTGCTCGTAAGTAAGATTCTGCAGCGGCTTTTGTTTTCTCAAGCCTCTCAGAAAACTTATTATTACGAATAGAGTTTACGTCAGCAGCAATAGAACCGGCAGAGACTGTCGTGAATTGCGACAACTCTTTAATATAAAGCTCACGCTTAACGTTAGCTTCTTCTGCTGCAATGATTGGAATCATCTTCTGACAAATAATATCTGGCGTATCTTGATCAGAAAAAGAATTCAGCTGCCATTCAAAGGCAGTCATTTTATGAAGATTCCAATAAGCCTCAGCGCTATCTTTACTTTTTAGGAAATCGTCTACGTCTTTAAAATCACCTTCTGGAGGCATTACTACGTGAATAGTAAAGCCAGAAGTAACCTTGAGAATAGATTCAAGAACTCGTTGAGTAGCAGCATAACCCGCTTGGTCCCAGTCAAAGTTCAAGAAGATCTTTCTAATCCCTAGTTGCTTGAGAAGTAGTAGATGAGCTTCAGTAAAAGCAGTGCCACATACAGCAACAGCGTTCTTAACACCAAGGCGATAAAGCTGCATAAGATCGCCTGGACCTTCGACAACATAGAGTCCATACTTCTTAGCTTCCTGATAGGCAACGTCCAAGCCCATAAGAGCTTGGTTCTTCTTGTAGATTAATGATTCCGGAGTATTGATATACTTTGGAAGTTGTTTTTCTTCATGACCAATATTACGGCAAATAAAACCAAGAGTACGCTTTACATGATCTTTGATTGGGAAAGTTACCTTATCCTCACCAAAGTAATTTATATAGCGAGTCTTAATAAGATTCGTAGAGTTAATATACTCAGCGCTCCAGCCTCGCTCAATCAGCTTATTAATCAATACAGTTTGATCAATAGAGCCGATAGGAACACTACGCTGAAGCCAATTACGTTCTACAATGTATTCGTTATCTTGAAGAGATAGCGAAGCCAAAATATCTGAAATATCTTGAGCAATCTTGTAGAGATTAATACGCTCTCTATCTTCAGCTGTAAGCGTACCTGGAGAGTATTCGATACCCAGGGTAGCAGCAAGCTGAGGAAGCGTAACAAATAGCCATTCAGGACCATTTGTTGGCAGGTTATCAAAGTGGTTTGCTACGGTGAAGATATCGCCGTGGAATCCACAACCAAAGCATTTAACAGCTTCGTTACCTGCCTTTGGGTTGATGTGCATACTTGGACTAGAGTCGTCATGCACAAAGCATTTGAACTTCTTGGTGTAGTCAAAATCCTTACCAAGTTTAATCTTAAGATAGTCTACTAGTTTACCTCTTAGCAGGGTTACAACTTCATCGACTTGGGTAATGTACAATTAAATCTCCTTCTTTTATTTTAGTAAAATATGGGGGTGGCTTTCTTGTAAGCCAGAAGTAGTTATTCGAACAAATTTAACATTGTCAGGATTTAATTCCTGGATACAGTTGATACCTAAATACGAAATCGCAGAAGCAATTGCTGATTTAGTTTGATTATTAAAGTCGGCGAAAGAGCCAGACTTATAAATCTTTTTATTAGATTGCACCCCTTCGGGCGTACCATTTACTTTACCTCTGCGTTGAACCTGAAACTCTTTAGAAGCCTGACCTCTATAGTATTTATAAGGCTTTCCAAAGAAAGATTCTTGCCAACCATGAGACTCATCTATAGATGATAACATTCTACCTAGCATTACAGCATTAGCTCCAGCAGCAAGATATTTGATAATATCTCCTGAAGATCTAATGCCTCCATCTGCTATGAGGATATTATCTTTATATCTGAAGCTAGATGAAATCTCATAGAGTGCAGAGAGGTTAGGATAGCCGCAACCAGTAACTATTCTTGTGGAACAAGCGCTACCCGGGCCAATACCAACTCTAATATGACTGCAATATTCAGAAACGAACAAAGCAGCTTCTGGAGTTGCTACCGTACCAGACATTAGCTTACGGCACCAACGAGCTTCTTTATAAAGCTTATAGAACTTGAGAGCTTGCTCAGTAGCTCCATGGGCAATATCGACACAGATATTTACTTTACAAGCAGAACCCTTATCAAAGAAGTAGAGGTTTAAGAAATCGTAATCTTCTTTATTCAACCCAACAGAATACCAGAAGTTTTCGTTGAGATGGAAAGTATCAAGAGCTCTCTTCTTCTCTGCATGAGGTAGAAACCTACAAAGCACGGGGCTTTGTTTTTCAGGAAGCATAGCGGCACAAAGATTAAAACCAGTAACTACATCCATTGGGCTAGAATAGATAAAGCTAGTATTTATCTTGGCTTGAGTTCGTGACTCTAAGCGTCCAATAGTAGGAACTAGGAGCACATCATCTACTGTTAGTCTTGGAGCAGATAAATCATTAATAGAGAATATCTTATCATTAAGCGCGCGCATTGTTTATCCTCGATAGGTTTCTTTTTAAATAAATAATCTTTTCTTGATTATTATCGACTAAATAGAGAAGCGATGATAAATAAAAAGGTGAATTATATGACTCTTTTAAACAAGAGAGCAAATCGTTTACTAGAAAATCAAAGGCCGCCTCTTTAGAGAACGGCCCATAAGTTTCTAAATACTTATTGTTGATGTTAGCTTCAATATAAAAGTTATTCTGAAGCTTCTCCATCGTCTGTTTCGGGAGCATCTGGATAACATACTTTCTTGTAGTCACATAAGCGACATTGCCAATCGCCTTTAATTACCTCTTTAGTTAACTTAGCTTTACCTTCTTCAATTTGCTTTTTACGGCGTTCGTGTTGAGCCGTATCAGTTTTATTAAGAAGTCCGGCTTGATACATTTCCTCGATCTTATCTTGAGAATAGATAAGCTCAAAGTCTTTAGGCGGTAAAGTATTATTCTCTGCAGAATCAAGAATTGACTTATAATTCTGCATAATACTTTGAATAGTAATCCCGCTATTAACTTTATCAGTTTTAACAGGATACTGCCCCTGATAGAAGATGCAATCTAACCCATCTACTTGCTCTACAGTAACAAGATATTCGGCAGCCCTGCCTGTATCTCTAGAACCATAGAGCAAGATACCCGGGCCCCATTCTTTAGGATTACCATACCACCATTGATAGATACCTAGCTGCATCAAGTGAGCATCTCTTGGTTCACCAAGTTTGTTCATTCGATGATTAGCATCAGTACCAATCACTGAGTTAGCATTGAATCCATAAACAGACTTAACCTCTACAATATGATAAGTAGAGTTCTCTGGATTAAGCACAACAAGGTCGATCTTACCCGATACGTTAAAGGCAGGAATATAAGTAGATATCTGAGTACCTACATAAATACCTGACTCTTTAGCGAGATCAACGCAATGCTGCTCGTAAAGCTCACCTTGCTTCCAAATCCATTGAGTATATAAACTAGGAGCTAACTTATTGGCTTTAACGTTAGTTACTAGTTCTTCTAGATGAGAATACTTTGGGCTAAACTCATAAAGATCTGAAGCATATCTATAGTATGCTTGGCGCCTACACTTGCCTAGAACCTTGTTATCTACAATAGCAGTAGCTGAACTAGGCCAAAGCGTAGGAGCTTTTTGCTCATCTAAAGGAATCTTACAAAGCTCGTGAGTAATCCAATTAACAAATGACCAGTTACTTTGATAAGACATTAATTCACTTGTCCTGTAAATTAATAGTAGCTTCTTCTACTGCTTGAGCTGCAACATCCTTCATTGAAGAACTTACTTCTTCAAATTGCTTTTTGATTTCAGAAAGACGCTCTTCCTGAAACTTGTGAAACTCTTCATCTAGCTGAATACCAAGCCCTTTGTCTTCTAGCTTGTCGTAAAGGTATTCAACAAGCATTGAGAGCTGGATAATCGAATTGAAGTTATAATCAATTCGAGCTTCTAGGGCTTGAGCAAGATTCATTGTGAATCCGAAGGGGGTAGGCTGCTCAGCAACTTCTTTTGGCATATCGGTAGTCATAATAGACCTTTCTTAGTAGGCAGATGTGAGCCTATATAAATGGGAGTGGAATCATTAAAGTTGGTATTGCCGGAAGCATCTTGATAGATGACAGCATAACCATTCATAGCGTTTTTAAATTTTAAGTCTGCTTGGAATTGATAAGGAAGTCTATGAGCCATAGCTCCTTGTTCAATTAGAAGCTTTCCTGAAACAACACCTTTATATATTTTGTGAGTATGGCCGACAACTATAGAATCGAAGTCGTCATCATTCATTCTTTCGGAGAAATGATCAAGTAGTTTTACTACAGTGGCACCAGGATATTTGCTAGCAAAACCTGATGGATGACAAAAGATAGTTTGACCAATACGTACATACCAGGAATCTGAACGTTGATAAATTACATTATCAAATTGGATCTTTTCTTCAAGGACAGCTTCATCATTTAGTTTCTCTCCATTAGCGATTCTAAATAAGAGATCACCTCCATAAACAGAGGAAGCATCTTTACTAAAGCCAGCCATCTTAAGAGCTCTTGATGTACGGTAATCATGATTACCAGAAACTAAAACTACTTTCTCAAAGTTATCTGACAAGTAATGTACTAAATCAAAAGCCATCTTATATTCTTTAATAGCAGCAATATTTTTGCTTTTAGAATAGGTGCTAAAGATATAAGCATCTAAGATATCTCCGTTAAGCACAATTACATCTGCATCTGCATGTTGCTTCAGTGCCTTCTCCATATCTTCCCAGAGAAAGAATGGCAGATGTAAATCACTAAAAGAAACGATCTTCTTGTGCTTGCTATCGGTTAAACCTAAATCAAGCTTTACAGATCTTGAGCGATGTTCCTTAGCAGTTTGAATAATGAAATCCCAGTCATCAGAGTATTCTTTAATCTCTGTCGGAGCTACTTTGTCTCTTAGGATCTTTCTGCGAACGGCGGACTCGGTTCTTTCTGAAGTGAACCCAGAAAGTCCTTCAGAATATTTTGAGTTTATTAAAGATGTTATTTCAGTATAGTTGAGCTTGCCCAAAGAGCGAGCTAATAGTTTTTCCTCTTCAGGTGTCCACTTCATTTTGTATTTTGAATCTTTCTATTGATTGAAGGATTAGTTTTATATCTGGATCAGTAGACTCGACTTTGACGCGGCACTTTAAAATATCAGTTTCAACAATTTCCATCTTAGAAACCTTGTCCCACAACTGAGGAAACACAACAATCTCAGCACTATTTGTTGAGTCGTCTATCTCAAGAAAACCCATTATTTTACCTGATCTAGTTTTTACTGTTTTTGTAGACAAAACAACACCAGCTACATTTGCATAAATACCCTCTTCTAAGGTATCCAAATCTTCTTTATCAATAGAAATAAGATCTAGCGGATGTCCTCCAATATAGCAACCAATAAATTGCGCTTGCTCCATTACCTCTTTAAGATTGAGTGGAACAAGCTTATTGCGCTCTAGTTGGGGAAACTCCGGAAAAGGAAATCTTTGTAACGCTGGCAGGCGTTTCAAAGCTTGTTCTTCTAGAGGTAGCAACTCATCCTGGTAGTTGCTTAGAGTAAGCGCATCCTCTGGCTTGTCTTTGCCTTTAGATATTTTGTTTTCTAGTTTCTTGATTTCATTTCTAAGAAAATCTCTACGTTCAATTAGGGGCGCGACCCTAAGATTGTGATTGTCTCTTTCAACGAAATCTATTTCTCTTTGTTTATAATCTTCAATATCTTTAATATATTTGTAAATCTCCGAAGTATTATTAAGCAAATGAGATCTTGTATATCCCATTTTATCAAAAGCTCCAGCTTTAACTAGAGCCTCAAATACTTTAGTATTTACCTTTTGAAGATTGACTCTATTAAGAAAGTCTTTGATATCTTTAAAAGCAGTATCTCCTCTAGCAGAGATAATTGCTCTTGCAGCTGTCTGACCTACATCTCGGATAGCATTAAGCCCAAAGTAAACTTCATTACCGATAACAGTAAATTCAAAACTACTTTGATTAACAGATGGAGGGTTAATATCTACTCCAAAATGCTTTGCTTCCTTAATATACTCAGGAGCTTTAATAGCCCAATGTTTAGGCTGCAAAGTCTTAGATCTCGTAGACATTAGAGAAGTAAAGAACTCTACAGGATAGTGAGCTTTTAGATAAGCGGTAACGTAAGTTAGCACAGAATAACTTACGCTATGCGCTTTGTTAAAACAGTTAGACGCTACGAGACCATTAGACAATAAGAAGTTGTTAGCTCCACAAAAGGAGCGCACTCCAATATCGTAAACTAATTGCTCTCCAGCGTCTTGCTTAGAGACAATTTTCATTTAAATCCTTAATGGAAAATAGATAAACCAACCCAACGATCAGTAGAAGCGTCAAGTAATATTAAGCAAATGCTACTATGATTATTCAAAGTGTAGTCTGCTGATTCTTCCACTGTTCCATTTGCAGTGTATGGCTCTATAGTTATTGAGGAAGCAGTTAATCTTTTTATTGATAGAATACTTCCACTTGGAGTCACGGTAGGATCTGGCAAGGTAATTGTAGCTTGGTTAGCCCCTTCATAATAAATTAAATCATGAGGAGATTGTTGAGTATGCGTATATGTGGTCGACGTAACTTCGACTACATTAATAAAAGAAAAACTAGTGAAATCTATTTGCTTGGCTTTTATTTTCATTTTAAAATCCTTAAATAAAAAAAGGAGGTTTCCCTCCTTAAAGTTAAAATAGAATACAGTTTAAATTATTATTATGCAAAAGCAGTATAAGAAATCTCTAGCACATCGCCGATTTCAAGATTATAATCGGCAGAAGCCCACCAGAGTACATCTGTAGCTTCAATTGCAGCTAAAGTTGTGCGAGCTACGCCTGCAGAAGACTTGAAAAAAGCATCAATTCCAGAATTAGTAGAGACTCCAAGAGTAACCTTTACGCCATTTACAAAAAGTATTGGAGCTTGGTCAGCAGCAGGAGTTTTTGTAATTGAGATTCCAGTAGAAGCAGTAGCAGTTACTGCAGCCGCAAGAGTAGAAGTTTGAAGCCTTGGAACTGGAGCTTCAATTGCCTTCTTGTTACTAGCATCGTCAGAGAGTTTTAAACTTTCACCTTTAAGCCTGATTGTAAGACAATCGTCAGCACTCTGATCGGTTCCAAAAGGGGTGATCTGGTCATTTAAAGAAAAGGTTAGACCAGGACCGCCCTCCGCACTTGCAGCCCACTTAAGTGGGCTATGGGGAAATGCACTGCCAAGATAAGACCACGAACTTAGATTTGATCTAAAGAAATTATCTACTCTTATTTTCTTCTCGATACCATTGTCTGAATAAAGAAGATAATCTTGCTCAGGATTTAAACGGTTTGCTTCTTGTTCTTGAAAATAGAGAGTCTCAGATAGCGAATCAATATTAAGACTGATTGTGTTACCCTCTTTTAAAAGACCTGCTCCAGCTTCTACTACACCAGCTGCTGAAAACTGAGTGAAAGTAAGCGCTGTCGAATCCAAGGTAATAGGACCGTTAGTAGAAAGTACATAGCCGGTATCAGCGTTGACTGAACCTTGTTCAATAAAACAGAATGCGCCCGGAGTAATGTCAGAAGTTGAATTGAAATCAGAAGCTCTTATTAAGACCCAAGGAGTAGTTGAACCATTACCCGCCTGAGTTACTTCATAAATACCATTTTCATAACCATTGAGATTTCTATCTTTAACAAGTACACGATTACCAATGGCAAGCGAAACTCCGTCAACTTGAAGATTGGAAATTGCAGGAGAAGACTCAGTAAGTTCTGAATCTGCATATTCAAAACTATGAAGATCCATAGAACCAGTAGTAGCAACTCTGACAGATTGTTTTACATCTAATCCTTGAGCTACGGAATCTACATATGTTTTTACAGCCGCTGCTTCTGCAATCTTTCCAGTAAGTGTGCCTGTCGTTAGATCAGTAGAGAAGGCATCTGCAGCAATTTTTTCTAAAGTAACAGCGGAATTAGCTAGCTTAGAAGTGCTAATAGCGTCATCAGCTATAGACAAAACGCCTGCTGCAGTAATAGTAGCGTGACCGCTAAGAGCAACTGCAGAGATTTCTCCTGTTGCGTTACCAAGAAGTAGCTTAGCTGCGTCTACAGTAGGAAGCTTAGCAAAAGAAATGCTATTGTCAGCAATTTGTTTACCTTTAATAAGAGCCATTTTTTATCCTTTTTTAGTTTGTAGTTTCTGGGAGCCAAAATTCAACGAGATCAGTATCGTCTATCTGGTAAGAATCAGGGTTAGAGCTGTTGTAAACTAAAGTATTAGTAGCATTAGGATGGATTGAAAGTAAAGACTTATCAATTATCATTCCATTTACTGTCATTTTTAATTTAAGAGAACCATCCGAATAAACGGATATTGTTATAGGTAATTGAAAAGTAGTTACATTTGTTTTTATTGGATCAGGAAAATTCCATTTATAATATTTCCAATAGTCTCCAGTAACCACTTTGCCTTGTCTAGTTACATAACCTTGAGCAAATATATTATCAAGATCTAATCCACCTACTTTAACTTTTGTAACTCTTGGCATTTTAAAGATCCTGATAGAAAGCTAAGAGTTTAGCTCCTGGTTGAGGAGCATTAAAATTTAAAGTGAGTACTGCTCCTGAAAGAGTATAATCTTCGCTTGGAGACAAAACTAAACCATCTAAAGTCAAAATAAAAACGTTAGTAGGATCTGGTTCGGGAATTAAAGAAAAAGTAGTTACTGAGCCATCAAGTTGACTAGACAAGTCATGAGTAACAATTATATTTCCTACTCCTGTATCGCCAGTGATATTAATAGTGGAGTTAATTATTGTTATTGGATAAGAAACGTTAGACATGATTAACCTTTCAGATATCAAATCTAGCGTTAATATAAACTACGCCAGGTGCGTTTAAGATGAGGCCTAAGTCAAGGTAACCGCCCGTGAGCGTGGTAACTGTTTTAGTTGTTGTAGTATCGGAGAATGTACAATTAGAAGAGTTAATATCTACGATTACACTAGTAGCTATTCTTACACCAGTAGAGTCTCTTGCTTCTACTTGAAGCGTAGAATTTACAGGAGAACCTGAATACGTAATTGTTTGATCAGTTACTAAGTTTATAGTATTTGAAGTAGCAGAAGAAATAGATGTTTCATAGATTTTAACATCTATGAATTTTCTCTCTGGTGTCTCAGTAGTAGTAAGCAATTGAAACTCATCGCTACCCATATCGACTACATAAACGGAATCATTAGTTTTCTTAGAAAAGAAATAAGGATAAACGTTTGGAGTATTAGATAGTTTTTGCCAATAAGTTGTAGGATTAAACTGCCACCTTGATAATGAAGTACTCTCTGCTACAAAAAGATTATTGCGTTCAGGATCAGGAAAGAATGACATGATCGCATTAAGAGCAGCTGTTTGTACGTGAGTTAAGGTTTCCCAATTGTTGGAAATAGCATAAGTAACAATATTCTTTGTTGCAGCTGTAGGGGAAAAACCTAAGTATCTATTTGATAAAAATTCATTAAATATTGAAAGATAATAATTATTAGAAGAATCTTTTATAATTTCTAATCTTACTGGGCAAATATGTTTTAAACAAAGATTAACGCTTGTATTTGAATACCCCGTTGCAACTGGAAGGGCGTCATCAAAGCCATCTTCATATGCTGTTTTTATACTAGCTTGATTACTCAAAGGTAATAATTTTATTTGAAATACATTATTTTGTTTATTCCAAAATAAACCAAGAATTTTTAAATTATTTGAAGTATCAAAACCTGGAAAATAAGATACATATAAATTTGAAGCAGGAGCTGTTCTAATGAATGAAGTTGGAGAAAAACTTCCAGTTATTCTATTTACTGAACTATTGACGTTGCCTCCAAGCCCCCAGGAAGTAGTGCTATTTAAATCGTAAAGTATATTTAAAGTGTTTGTAGACAAAACATGCTCTACAATTATATAACGATGATAATGAGGTTCAGTAGTAGAATACCATGATTCGGCGCCAGTGTTAGTATCTTTTTCGCAAGCTCTTATATAAACTGGATTTCCATTGTTTGATTTGCCGCAGTAATAAAGCGGAGCACTATTTAGGTGATAAGTAAGATAAAAAGTAGGAGTTAGAATATTTATATATTCATAAGCACCTAAAGTTAAAGAACCATCAACAGCTCTAGTTGTATAGGAAACTCTGTACAAGGAAGAAGTGTGATAAGGATAGTAGCTTACAGTTGGTCCTGCATTTCCAGAATCCATTTGTAAGTATATGTATTTATTAGAAGTATCAACCCAATAAATCGAAGGAAGTCCAGTAGATATTAAAGAGCTTATAGAGTGAGTTGTGTTGGGATAAGTCCTTATAACGGAAGCTTTTATATCGTCTAAAGAAGAAGCTTCTAAAAGAGCTATTTTTATATCGAAAGTATGAGTAGTAGTTACTGAGCTTTCTAAATAAATTATATGAACCATATGATCTACATTTGAAGCATCTTTGAAAGATGTAATAGTTCCGCTATTTGTATTTCTAGATTCCTCATCTAGATTCATTATGTAAGCTTTATTTAAACCACAAACATGATTATTCTGCTTACTCATTCTTAAAGCTCTGGCACTATTTTCTGCATCCCAATTAGATCTAATAGTGTAGTTACAGGGAAGAGTAGAGGGAAACATACTTCCATAAGGAAGATTATTTGTAGGGTTGTTTTGTTTAAAGATCTCTAAACCAGATAGAGTAGAAAGTTTAGTATTTTTATTTAATTTAATGTTTTTATAATAAATATTCTCGGAGTCAAATGCGGCTAAGAACTTAGAATCAGTAAGCTCATAGTTCAAAGCACCTAAACGTGGGGGCTTAAAATTAATTAGTTGTCTCATTTGCAACCTCCTCCACTATAACTTGTTCTGGTTCTACTTCTGGAGGGACCCAAGGAATAGTAGTCTGATACCAAGCTTCAGCTTCTTCTAAAGAAGTAAAAGCTTCATTTAGCTTTGTAGGATTTCCTCTAGTAGTCATTGTAAGCACACCATCTTCATAAATATGAAGAGAGCCATCAATAAGCTTAAGTTCCATTATTAGCCCCAGAATTCTTTTAAGGTTATAATAGTTAGGTCTTCAGGATTAGGAGGCACATACTCTTCTACATCTTGAGGTTCTATGTACTGGAAGATTTGATTGAACTCTAGATCTAAAGCTAAAAGCATATCGTCATTTACTTTAGGAACATAAAGGAAAGTAGGAGTAACAATTACTCCTGAATAAGAATACCCGAGAGGGTAAGTAGAATAAGGTTCTTGGACGTATGTAGTTTTTGTAGAGCTCTGAGATCCTACAAGAGTAGTAGATGCTGAAGAGTTTACAGTATATGAGTCGAGAGTTTCTTGAACGTTAAATAGTAGAAAATTACCTTCATAACTAACAAAAGAAGCGGGAGCTGTAGTTTCCGGAAAGAAACTAATAGCAACGCTTGATGAGCTTTCTTGTAATGAATCAAAGTTTTCTAGAACTTGTAAAGAAGCAGAGCTATTGAAATAACTAATAGCATGACTAGTGTCTAGATCTACAGCCTCTATATGATTTTGAGTTAATAAGCTTTGATCATTATTAATTAAAAGAGGAAATTTTAAACTATTTAATGAAAAAGAATCTAATTGATTCTCAATCAAAATAGAACCCACGCTCGTAAATAGCTGACGATTAAGCTTTTTAAACTTACTCGTAGGCTTAGTCTGTAAGGATATTGTGTTTATTATCCTGTCTAGAAATTGATATTGAGGCATGGGTCCTATCTCCTGTTAGATTACGAAGCTAGCTGTTACGTTAACATAACCAGGACCAGTAATCACTACAGCAACACTTGTATCTAGAGTTGGACTGGTTGTCACCGTTATTTGAGTTCCGCCATCCTCGAAAACCATATTAGCGCCCTCAATTGAAAGTAATACTGAAGTCTGTATTCTTTGACCTGCACTATTATAAGCATTTACAAGCAAGGTATTGTTTATATTAACACCATTATATTCCTGATCTATATTCTGAAATGAAACAGACGTAGTAAACGCAGTAGTACGAGGAATAATATGCAGTTCTAGTTTAGGATCGTAGAACGGACGTGTCCAGACTGAATAAGGTTGATCCCATTGTAGGTATGATCTACCTGCTATCTTAGAACCCCAAAGTCTTCCGAAACTATCAAGAGCGATTGAAGTGAAAACCCCAACCTCTCTTGAAGTATTTACCCATCCATTGGGAGTTAAAGAATAAAAGCTAATACCGTCATTATCTAGTACATTTAAGGTTGTATCCGAATCAGTTAAGAAATAATCTAAAGCTTCAATTGGAAAACTTTGTACATATTCTAGAGCTGGCGCAGTTTGTAGATTT